CATAGTAACCTTTCGGGGAAACGCATTACGCTTCTTAATCTCCCGTAAAACATATTTTATTTCGGTCGAATTGGTAAAGAACTTTTCCACCTTGCCCGGTTTGTCGGGGCTGTTGTCCGGGTGCTTTATCTTCACTAAGAAGCGTTCATTTCCGAACTTCGTCTTAACTCCGTCGATGAAGTCAAGCACGAAGAATGAAAGGTTTATCAGTTTCTGCTGCGTGGTTTCGCTGCAATTAAACTGCTTGTTGTTTCCGCCCTGTGGAATGCCTAAGAAGGCGAGCGTTCCGTCGTCTTCTCCTTTGGGCTTGGTATTGTAGTCGCTCATTGCTGTATTACTTTCGTATAATATTTCGGTTTTGGCTCTTGCTACCCAATTTCTTAAAGCGCGGTCTGCCTGTCGTAAAGGGTCGAAGTCCATAATATCTTGGTTTTATTGACTCCAACCGCCGAATATGTGGCGCGGCGGTTGGAGCGTGTTATTGTTTTTGCGTGGGGGCGTTGGAATGGCGGCGTTACGCTGACGGGATAAAGCAAAGCCGAGAGCCGATGCGCGTACGCGTACGCGAAGCCGCGTGACTCGCATCCGCATACGAAAGGCCGGCAAGCGCGCCGAAACTCGCGCTACCGCCGAACAGAACGCCGCGCATAGCCACGCCGGAAGTCGGTACGCTGGTATAGAAGTAGTCCGCCATATAGGTGGTGGAACTGCCGCCTATCTCTCGCGGCACGTTGTCGCCGAACTCGCCACAAAGGTGGAACTTCGCGTAGCCTTCACGTCGCGGAAGGTCGCCCCTATATTCGTAGTCGTTGTAACTGTTATCTTGGAACTTGGCAGGGTCGTCGCAAACGTAGAACTTTGACAGTCCGCCGTCGGCATCTGACTGAATGGCACATTTACAGCCGTCCGTCCAACTCCAAATATGGCCGAAGGGGTTTTCAAGCCCTCTATAACTCGGCACATTGAATGTTTTGGTAATGCCATTTCCGTTGTTTACCGTATGGCTGACTATCCCGGTATTGTTGCCTAATGAATTGGTAATGCCGCATGGTATAATAGAGTTATAGCCGTTGTAGGTATTCCAATCGCCATTCCATGTGGTAACGCCGTCGCCTAATCCGCCCTGCTTGTAGCCGTTTGCGTCCGGGGCCGCGTTATAGGCGGCCTGGCAATTAAGGTTGGCGTACTCTATGACGTAAAGCCAATAAGTCGTAAGCTGCGCGGCGTATAGGTCGCAGTTCCACCCCTTGCCGTTAAGTCCGGCCGTGCCACGGTTTCGGGCGTAGTTGCGGAAGTTGGTAAGGGAAATTGACGTAGCCGGAAGTCCGAGGAAGGTTCTATATGTACCGTCGTAGGAAGCGTTATTGTTACCCCCTCGGAAAGCTGCGGTTGTATTGACTACCGAAGCCAGCTTAGGCGTAGCCGCTACGGTGCGGTCTACGGTGGCTTCGTATGCGCTTCGGTATATCTTCGGGACGTGGTGGAAGCCCGGCAGGGGGTACTCGGAAATAAGGGCTACAATGTCGTGGCCGTCGAACTCAAATTTTCGGTAATGCGCCGGGATTTCTACCATTACCATGCCGTCCGCTCCTGTAAGGTTTGCGGCGGCCCCGGTGTCGCGCTTGGTGCTGTCAGTCGGGTGTAGGTAGTAGGCTACCGTTCCGTTGTCGCGTAGCACACAGCGGCGCATCTTCGACTGAATAGGCAGCGAAGTATGAAGTTCCGGGCGGCCCACGCGCTCGACGGTCGTAGCAGCCACGGTCTGCTTAATCCTCACACCATAATAGTAGTCGTAAGGAAATTTCGGCGTTGTGTCGCCTATGCCAATTATTAAACCCATATTGAAAGGTATTTTAATAGCCCCAAATAAGGGCGGTTGTTTGACTTGTTTTCTTTATCTCTCTGACGATTTCCGGGTTCCACCCGGTTGTAAAGCGCGTGGCTATAAACTCGCCTTCGGGCATTCCCCAAAGGTTGACTTCAAGCACTACGGCCGCTTCTCCGTCGTTCTTGACGCAAAAAGGCGTATCAAGTCGGAAGTTCCCGGCGGAAAAGTCCACCAGGCCGGCTACCGATACTTGTGCGCTCACTACGTCGCCGTTCCTGTTTGTCATATCGTATAAAATTTGTTGGTGCAAAGTTACCGTATTGTCGTATTAAAATGATACGTCGCTAAATATCCGTGAAGTGTTTGTTTGCCTTCCGCCGCGACAAAAGGCAAACAAGGCACTATTTAGCAGCGTATTCCGTGGTTATGTACGCCAATTTAGGCAATATGCGAAGTAGTTGCTTCCGCCGTCGTAGACTAACAGGTATTCGCAAATATCCCCGGCTGCCATGTTCGCCTTTCCTGTTTCCTGTCCGCCGTTTTGGTTTAGGCGGTAAGGATATTGGTTGGTGTCCATCGCGTTGCCGCCGTTGCTATTTTTCACGAAGGTATTTCGGCCACAAATGTAGCCTGTCTTCGTACTGCTTCGGTCTACTACCATTGTGAAGCGTACCGCAAACGCGTCGCTTCTGCCTATTCCCAGCACATCGGCAACGCTGCTTCTTGGCGGAAGTCCTACGCCGCTATTGTCGTAAATAAACTTGGCAATAATTCGTAGTAATGTGGGCTTTGTAAGCTCTCCGGGAATGTGGCAATGGTTTACCGACGGCGTTATTTTGGCTATTCCGTAGCTTTCCATAACGGTGTCCGTTACTATGTTGCCTTTGGCTGATAAAGCTATGTTGGTTAAACCGCCGGAAACATCCAAAAGTAGGCCGTAGTTTGTTCCGTAGGTGTTTGGTGTGGAATTAGTAAAGCGTCCTACGCCTACACAGCCAGAATATGCCGGAAGTACGTTTGTGCCTATCGAAGCCCAGCGGTAGGAGTCCGCGAATTTTATGAAGTCGCCGTATAACGACAATCCGCTACCTGTTGATGATGTGCCGCTTGCGGCTGTACCTATTCGTCCGCTTCCAATTTCAAAACCGCCAATAGTGCCGGAACTGGCGTAAATTGTTCCCGAAATGGTGGCTTTCGTAGCATAAAAACTACCATCTTGAAGAACGCGATAAGGGGCTGTAAAGCGGTTTGCCTTGCTTGCACCGGCCCAAATGCGTACTTTCCTTTCCTCGGTTTCGTTGGAGGCTTCGTCCTCGCCGCCTGTTACTCCGGCTACAATGCTTTGCGAATTTTTATTAGCAAGCTGCACCGTTCCAGCTGTAATGATTCCTTTGTCGATGGTTACTTGGGTATTGTCGTAGAATGTGGCTTCCGCCCAATCGTTAGAATTGAAGCCGGATGCACGGGATGTTACACATCGGTATAGGTCTTTACGCGCTACCCCGGTGCTGTCAGTCCATGCCCTTAGCCAAAGGTCGCCCACGTCGTAAGGGCCGGCAGGCCGCCCTACGAATACCTGCCTTTTACGGTCGGCGGTGTCTTGTGCTTGACTTGCGGCTTCGTATGCGTCTATTGCCTTTTGGTCTTCTATTGTAGTCCAAAAGAAGTTGTACGTTGTGCCGCCGCCAATAATTTGTAATATTTGGCGACGGTAGCATTTTAGCGTCTTTGTGCTGCTGTTGTACCACATATCGCCGACGTGTTTGTTTCTTTCGGCGGTTGTAGTCCATGCTGTTGCCGGGTCGGTGGTCTGGAACCAACTTTCTATTTTGCCGTCTATCTGTTCTTCTATATCGCTGACAGTCGGAAGGAAGTTATTGTTTATAAAGTTTGTCAGTCCGCTGTCGTCGGTGTATTTAGATGCGCGTTCCCAATCCGAAGCGGCATAAGCCCCGGTTAGGCGTTCTTTTATGCAGCGTAGAATATGCCCGGTGCTGCCCTGTACCCACAAGTCGCCGACGTGATAAGGGGTGTAAGGCGTAGCCGTGAATATCTTGGCTTTCGTGTTGGCGGCGGCGAGTGCGTCCTGCGCCAGCTGCAACGCTTGGGCTAACTCGGTGTCCTGCAACTCCAGCCAATAGTAATAATCGATCGTAGACAATGCAGCGCCCGGTCTTGGTCTTACCTTTCCTTTGACGTATCGCCAAACTTTGCCGGAGGAAGTGTTATAATAAAGGTCGCCGAGGTGTTTCTCCTTCTCGTTGTTGTTTCCGGCGGCTGTATCTGCGTCTGTCCATTCCTTTGCCGGGGTATTGGCTTCGGCTAACGGTTTTTCCCCTGTCGGGCTTGGATCCACTTCGTAAAACCATTGTTCTATCACTCCGTCGAGTTGCCCCTGTATGCCGTCCAATATGCCCGGCAGGGTATTGTTAACGTAGTCCTTTAATTCGTCGGTCTTCTGCTGAACGTCGGTAATGTTGTAATAATTGCCGTCTATGCCGACGAAACGAATAACGCCGCCTATCTCGTCGTTATCCAAATCGAAGTAGCACTTACCGCCGCCGCTGCTCTCTATTCGCCCGGTGCGCAGGAAGCGGCCGTTAATCGTGGAACTGCCGTAAGTAAGGCTTACCAATCTGCCGGGGTTCTTGCCCCCGGCATCGGTTACGACGCTGTTAAGCACCCCGACGAGGAAGTTATAGCAGTCGGCCTCGGCTTCAACCTTCCGGGCTTCCTCGGAAAGTATTATGGTACCGTTCCCGGCTGTGCGTGAACATCGGGCGTATATGAAGTAAGCCTTAGACGGAGTTAGGTTGGTATATGTCGCCGTAGTCAATACCCAGACCCTTACGTCGTCCTCTATCGCGTAATGGTATAGAAGTCCGCCCGACACAAGAAGCGTATTGGGATTCTTGTTATAGTTCGGTTGGAATACAATGTTTTGCAGCGTGAATTGGGCAGACTTTGCACCAACTGCCAACATCTGCGTTTCAATCGAAAGTGGCTTTATTTTCTCGCTGTAATAGTCGCCTTCCGGGTCGAATACCATGCTTAATAACTCCTGTGTGGCTCTCCATTTGCGCCGGGCCTTGGTGGGGTCGCTAAGTCGGTTTATGGTTATCACTTCGTTAATGTTCTCAATCTCGTTGAGAACTCGCACGGTAGTAGACTTCGTTACGGTATCGGAAAGGGTTATTTCGTAGGTATGACGCTTCAATAGGTCGCGGTTTATCTCAACAATGCGGACGGCCTTGTTTACTCCTATTTCTTCGTCTTCGATGGGTATATAGTCGCCGACGTGCAAGACCTCGGTTTCAACCTCTCGCCCGAACATCTTTATAAAGAAGTCTTCCGAAAGGCTAAGTTTATAACTCACTTGGGGTTGTGTCATAGCTGGGAAGTCCTTTTTAGCGGCTTCGGCTAATTCATTTTGTGCTTTATCTACATAGCTTTGTGGTAGGTTTATTTCCGTGATGATATATTTGTCGCCTACGGAAATTTGGAAAGCCCCGGAGGTTTCGGACGGAAACACCCTGCCGTTTTCGTCCGTGAAACGGTTTATTACAAATGTCTTTGTAGCGTGGTCGTAGCTGTGTAGGTCAAATTCGTAGCCGGCCAGTTGCCCGGTTTCAAACTTAATCTTTGCCGACACGTCGCCAATCAGATAAAGCGTGCTTCCGTCTGCTTTCTTGGCGTTAAGGTCAAACATCGCATTATCCCCGGCGGTTGTGTCCTTGAACGTAATAACGTCCGGGCCTATTGTCGTAACTGTGCCGACGCGCTCCGGCTTGATGTCGTAGTTCTTTTCGTTTTCCTTAACTCCGTATATGGCTATTGCCGCCGGGTCTTCCAAATAGGAAGTGAGGCGCGTTTTCCCCGGAAGGCACAACCGGGTATGGCAGTAGTCCTGTGGCAAATTGTCTTGTCCGCCGTAGACAAAAAGGTGTGTAGTTATCCCGGCGTTGTTGACGTTGGTACGTTTCAAACCATATAGGCCTTTGCCACGTCCGTAGCGAAGCGTGAAAGCGTGGGTTTTCCCGGCTTTCTCCTTGAGGTTAACGGTACTGATTCCCCCGTTGGTCGTTATCTCAAATTCTACGTTCCATTGGCTGCAAAGGTCTTGAAGCACTTGTAGGCAATTTCGCCCGGACGTGGTTATATTCTTGTAGTCGGTAGTGCCTTCCGCCGGGCAGCTCCCCATTCTCCACTTGTTGGGCTGAACGCGGTTAGCGTTCCATACCAATATGCGCAAATGTCCGTATAGGTCGCTGTAATATGTTTCGCCGTAGGCTTCTTCGGGTAGTTTATATTGCGCGTCTATTAGGTCATACTGCATACCTTCAAACCTAACGTCGTATTCGTAGCGGCGTTGTCCGTTTTTGCTTGGTTCCGGGAGTTGGTTTGCCTTATAGGTGCGCCCGTAAACCTGTATTCGGTCGCCTATGGTAAGGGGAAGCGGAACAGCCGACGACACGGAAAGCGTTACCACGTCGTCGGAAAGTAAGGCGGTCTTTTGGGTCGCCTTACTGATTCCACTGACGCGCTGACGGCTGAATAGCGGCGTTTCGCTCCCATCGGCGTGTTTTATTATAATTTGTTCCATACTACGATGCCGTTGGTAGTGAAATCTGTTATTTCTTCAATCACTCCGGCGATGACCGCATAATATACGCCGTTGTCGGCATAGGTATGCTTCAACGCCTTGGAGCCTGTATGGTCGCCGTAAACGTCTTCGGTAACGCTGCCGTCGCCCCAATAGACATTTACCATTTTGTCGGACTTGAAAGCTATGCTTAGTTCGCGGCTCGCGTCGTTTATTCGTTGGTGACGGACTACACGTTTAACCGGGTCGGGTTCGCGTAGTTTAAGACTGAAAGTACCTATCATTTTATTGTCGTGCCATCGCTTGTTATGGCTCACCCCGTCGGCGGCGTAGACCTCGTAAAGTAGTGGCTTCGTCGGGTGGATGCTTATCATAAGTCGCGCCGTGCCGTCGGCTTGGAAATGTTCGTGAAGCCTGTTTACCCGTTCCACAAAGTCAATTTTCCCGGAAGCCTTGAGCCAGCAGTTAAGCGTTATTTCGCGTTCCTCGTAACGCTTGGCTGTCAAGTCCACCACTTTGCCGTGGTAGTCGGGCCAATCAATGGCGGCCGGCTGTTTCAGTTTGGGCTGGTCTAATACGCCGTTAGAACTTTCTACCCTTATACCGAAGTCGCGGAAGTTTACACCGTTAAGGTAGTATTCAAGTTGCGACACGGTGTTAAGTTGCTGCGCTATGTCGTCGTCTGACATAGCTACGTTGTATATTTTCACTTCGTCCAAATCGGCGTAGCCGTTTTCGGTCGAATAGACATCTTGAAGCAGGGCTATTCCTGTTAGCGTCGCCGGAAGCGTTACGCGTTCTACTACTTGGGTGTCAAGATAGACGCTTACCACGTTCCCGGCTTTCCTTACCGTGAAGAAGCCCCAACTATCCGGCGTTATGTCTATCCAGACGGCGCGGCTTCCGTCCAACTGCGCCGTATTGCAGAATATCCCTATTCGTCGGGCGGTCGCTCCATCGGCGTATGGGTTTACCTTGACCCAGGCCAATACGGTAAAATTGCCGTTCAGGGGTACGAAGTTTGCGCCTATTTTGGCGTGTCCTTTCCCATCGAAGCGTATGCAGTTGCCCTGTTTGCCGGGGACGAAAGCGCAATTTTCTACGGTAGCGTCGCGGCGGTTTGCCGCAAAATCGTAGGCTATGGTAGAGCCGTCCGCTTCGTCTAACGGAAGGTTTAATATAAGGTTTTGTTCTAATGCCATTGTATCAGTCGCGTTTGTCGGTTATTTTTATGTTTGCTCGGTCTGTCGCCCGGTGTCTGCACTTTCCGCCGTGAAGGATTACGCTAATCCGTGCGTCGCCGCTCGCTGTAATGTCTACTTCTGCATGGTCGCGCACTTCCACCAAGAGGAAGGCGCGGCCGTTTACCGTGATATCTATCCGGGCTTCGTTCCGGGCTATTATCTGTCCCACGTCGAAGTTACCGTATTCCGCGTAGCCTTCCGTTCTGTCGAGCGCAATAAGACTTCGCGGACTTTTAGCCGCTATTCTGTCATCGTCCAAATAGATGCCGAAGTGCTGGCGTAGTCCGGCAAATTCCGCCCGGACTTCCGGGGAAGCGAAAGCGTTGCCGAGCCAAAAGTCCGACCCTTTGACCGCTAACGTTAGGAGGTGTTCTTTGGAAGGCGCGGAAAGTATCTTTTCGTGCCACTCCTTGCAAATGCCTTTCGCCTGTGCTTCTCCGGCTAATATCTGCTTCAACTTGTTAAATTCCATATCGCTGCGTTTAATAATCGGTTATTCCTTGTGAGCGTAGGTCGGTGTCGTCGGCCGCTCCTACGCGGTTCATAATGCTTAGAAGTCGCCCGGCTATTATGCCTAACTTATTATCCATTCTTGTTAGGCATATAAGCTGCTGCCGGAAAATCTCTATTGCAACCATTTGGTTTTGCCTTACGGCGTTTGTCTGACCGGCCAGAAGGTCTATACTTTCTTGGCTCGCTCCCTTGATCGCGCCGCTTAGGGTCGTGGGGTCGCTGTCCTCTAACTGCTCGAACAGGTCTTTATACATATCCATCGCGGCGGCGAAATTGCGCCCGGCTGCGGCTACGGCGGCTTTGAAACGCGCCTGTTCCTGTTCGGTAAGTCCGTCGAAACTACCGTTTCCTTCTTCATCAAACCCCATGTCTTTTTGAAGCTGCTTTACGGCGTTCTGCAATGGCTTCTCCAAAAAGTTAAGTTTTAAGGCGTTGGCTACGGCTTTTTTCATTATGTCGTTGGCTACGTCCTCGTAGACTTTGTTAAGGTGTTTAAGCGCGTCTTCGCCGCCCTCACAAGATTCTATAATAGCGTCCATAAGCTGCCCAGCGGCTTCCTTGCCGGAAGTCTGCGTTATTGACTTAGTTATATCGGCTATTATGTCCTGTATCTGCCTGTCGGCTTCGGCTATCTGCTCTTGCCATTCCTCAATGCGGCCCCAATCGGTTTTTTTCTTGCTCTGCTCGTCGGAAATCATGCCGCGCAGTTCCGCCTGTTGCTGCCGAAGGTTTCCTATTAGGGCATTTTGGTTTTGGTAGACGGTTTCGCCGAGGGCTTTGTCTACGGCGTGTTCCAACGCTGTATAGGCACGGCCCAATCGGGTAACGGATTCTTCGTGCTTCTTTATAGACTTCTCAGCCTTTCGGTCGCGGCTGTTGAACAGGTCAAAAGCCGACGACAAAAAGCCTATTGAGCCTTGAATAATGCTTAAAGGGTTGGCGGTGGCTATGCCTGTCGCTATTTGTGAGGCTCCGTCCACCATGCCGCCTATGTCGTTAAGTATGGTTTCCGTTTCTTCGTCCATACTTACACCCATCTTCTTTATGCCGTTTACGA